AGTACTAGGATCGTAGGTCCATGGGACGCTAACAACCCTGTTATCAATAATAGTCAACATGTTGGTCTTTATATTCAATCATTAAATCCTATCGATGGCTATGTACGTCATAAGATATCAGGATTGACTATACAGGGTTACTTCATTGGAAGATATTGCTCAAACATTCTCAATCACTCTTTTGAAGACGACTTGATTATTTTGGCTTGCTGTTTTCCTGGTATTTTCCTTGGGGCTGATGCGGTTAAAAACGGTTTTGTAACCTCCAGGGATTGCTGGGCTGCAGAAGTTTATGGAGGATGGTGGACTAACAGAAATGCTGCTATTACTACTCCATATCTACCACCGTACCCTGCTGAAGAAATTTTTAAGGTCGGTTGGGTTGACTCTCTACGTTACGAAAAATTTGCCTATTACGGTCGTCAGAGGATATTCGGTGCGACGGATAATGAAATAGATACATGGTTTGATACTTATATTTATAAGTCTTCTAATTCGGCAACGGCATCTTCTGGTGGGCGTAGAACTAATAACACTGCTTCAGGATATTCTACGCGAGTGATGAAAGGGGTTTCTAATCGCGCATTTATGGTTCTAAGCAGATATGGAAGGCAGGTAAACTCTGTAACAATTGATGAATTCAAGAGTCTGTGCACATCTCGCGTGCCAATTTATACTGACGCAGGGGCTAAAAATAATGTTCTTTTGGCATACGTTGAACGTGCTGGTTTAGTGGACACAACTGTTTCAACAACTAGCGGCAATGAATTCTATGTTAACTATACAGATCCATTTGATCCATCATATGCAGTACCACCGGCAATGGTATGCCAGGGTTCAGTTGTAGTTGACAGGGTAGTTGTGTCTGCAGGAGTTGCAACTAATCCATATAATGAAAGTGTTAATGAGTTATCAGGACCGCGCAGAATTAGAACATTCAGCCGTGATAATAATAGCTATAATCTCTTGGAGCTTAGCGAATGGAACTCGGTTTTAAATCAGGTTCTTTATCGCTATAGTTTTGATCGCGAGGCCAGCGTCCAGAGGCCAATACATTTCTTTGACCCAACACAAGAATTATTTCAATATCTTGCTGGTACATGGACTCCGGTAGTTAAATGTGGTGCAGAAACTGTAACAGGTAGTGTTTCCACCGGGGTATATAAGAGAGCGGGAAACTTGGTTCATGCCACATTCAGGTTTGAAACAACGACTATGTCTCTTACTACTGGTGGCAATGTTGTGATTTCAGGACTTCCATTTACAGCAGCAGCACTTAGTAGTGGTGGGTTATCAATATCACCTGTAATTTGCAGTCGCGCAGGCTCTGCCATATTGCTTGCGCAAACGAACCCGACAACAAAAGATATTCTGTTGCTGACAAACAGTTCGCCTGCCGCGTTCTCAATAACTGGTGGAACTGGTTTAACTATTTACGGTTCAGTTCAGTATGTTCTTACAGAATAAGGATTGCCATGTTTACGATAGAGAAAGAAGTTGCGGTTAATCAGGTGACGGCGGATGGAATTGCGGTTGGAACGGCAACGCTCAAAGTCACCCTGACATACACCATCGAGAGGATCGAGCTTGAAGGGGCGAACGGTATCGCTTTTTACACGGTTACATCTGACGCTGATGCTGAGGGTGCGAGGAATTACATCCCATTCACCTATTCAGGAAGTGGCGATCCGCTGCCTGAGGCCGAGGCAGCGCTAAAGTTAAGAGTTAAATGACATACCCGCCGGTAATGGCGGGATTGATTTATATTTTTGCAGCCCCGGAATATTCTTCAAGCTCCATGATTTGTGCTTGCGCCTGGCTGAAAATATCTCCATTCAGCCAGGTTATCGGGAATGAGCGCACATTATTTAACCCATTTTATGCCGTTGAAGATCATACCTTCTGGTTCATCACCAGGGTAGATCGAAGTCGTATTTTCGAATTTCAAATATTTAGGCTCAACCGAGTACCGGTAGCCTATCCACACCGCTCTCTCATCATCCCCGACAGCTGGCGGAAACGGAGGATTGCCATCTGCATCGTAATAACCTTTGTCGATGGGTTCATCGGGGAAATTAAACATAGGATTGATTACAGGCTCTATTTCACCGAGATATAGCCCGTTTTCGTCGTATCGATAAAGCGTCGCCATTTAAATCGCCTTTTTGAATTCACATAAAATAAAGTTTGCCAGTGCCACACCCGATGAGTTACGAACCTCAAACATGTAGTAGCTGCCGTCTTTCGCAATCGGGCGGACTATCAAATCCTGATTCATTGCCTGCGCAACAATTTCCGGCCTGTAAAAAGTTGATTCAAAAGGTGTTGTAAAATTAATTTTGTACCGGCCATCAGAAACAAGCTCTACTGAGCAGTTAACAACTCCCTGCAATGAGACAGACCCGCTTACAGTTTGTCCGAAAGAACATGCAGCATAAGGGTCACGCAACGCATTAAGATTGCGTGGGCGATTTCTTGCTATATATCCATTGCAAACTGTAGCAGGGTCAACACGACCAGTAGGGGTCTCATCATTGAACAGGCCATAGTAAGATGTTGCACTGCCGCCGGCATAAACGCCAGTTGCATTGTAATTCGAGCACCCGTTAATGCGTCCGTTTCCTCCGTTGGCTGCTGCAAAAAGGCCGGCTCCGTTGTTATAGCAGTTGCCGTTGAGTGTGAAGTTGGCGCAGTTCAGAACCTGAACTCCCCATCCCTGAGAGCTTAAAGAGCGGGGCGATGCATCAAAATAGTTGCAATTAGTTATGTTCCAGCCGTCAAAAGCTGCGGCCTGACTTACACCCATACCAGCTGCTCGCATGTTCTGAGCACCGTTAATATAGACCCCGTGAGACTGAGTTGAAACGACATCAACATCAGATACGCTTACTCGCGTCAGTTTTTTACCTGATATGAAAACACCATGTGAATAGCCCGTTCCTTTGACATTTTGAACCGTTACTCCTGTGACGTTTGTGGCGTCATTAATCGCCTGCACGCGCACGACATCACGGACGACATTTCCGGATTTAATGGTGACACCATCAACCAGAATATCTACGGTTGAAAAGGTTGTGGCTCCCTCTTCATTGAAAATAACGCCAGATGCGAGCATGGAATAGCCAATGACGTTTCGTATCACGGCATTCCGCTGATCCCGCGTCTCAGTCGTGCAGCCAACCATATCGTCACCAGACTCAATATCAGCGCCATTCAGTGTAAAATTCACGCAATCAAGGAAATGAATACCGTCCCGGCCACCGTATAGCGTGCCACCGCTTTTTCTGTGCCGGTAATTAACCACGCTCACGTCTGTACATTTTTCGAATGAAGTAGCCCAGTCGCCGGTACGACTTACCTCACAGTTAATCATCCTTATATCAGTGCAATTAATAAACCTTACACCGCGAACGGCTCGCTTTGACGTCACACCGGCGTTACAGCCACCTTCTATTACCAAATCCTGCAGAACAATATCAGACGCACCTGTAGTTCTGAGCACGGTAAGTATTTCCGCTCCACTTGCCGAAACCGCATCCGGAGATGACAAAATACAGTTCGGCCCAGGCCGATAAGCCTGGCGCCAGAGATAAGGGAACGGTCGATTTTAAATAATGCTTTCCTGGTGGGATCAGAACATGCGGAGAAACAGACAGCGCTTTGTTCAGTGCCGGAGCATAATCAGTGCCATCGGTCGGGTACCAGTAATCATGCAGGTTCACAAAATCACGTAACCTGGCTGCGACTGTTCTGGCTACAGCAGAATCACCAGCAAGATAGGCAACCAGCCACGCTCCCTGGCCCTCTTCGCCTGAACCCAGGTTTGAGCGAAGAGTCGCATCGGTGACATCCAGCCACTTTCCTTTACCCCGTCCGCCAGCCGTATCCGGTGTGCTACCTGGTAAAACGATCTTCGGCATTGCCCCATCCCAGCGCCAGTATTCATCCGTGGATTCCCACAGAAGAACCTCAAAGCGTTGAGTGAGTAGCGAACCTTTTTCAAACGAGCCAATTGCCGGAACATACCCCCATAAGCCAGTTCCCGCAGGATCCTGCAGTTTTGGCTGCCCGGCACCATCAAAGCCCAACCCCTTCCATGCCCGGTCCTCTGCTGAAGGCAAAACATTTACCGAGGCTTCAGGGACTCGTAACGTACGCTGGAGTATGTCCAGATTTGCTTCAAACGGGTAAGTGGCCGGAAGTGAATAGCAGACTTACCGATGACTACGGGATCATCAGCTTCTACCTGCCAGCAGTCACCATTAATCGAGAAAACCAGCGTACCGTTGACCGCGTCCCGGGGTCCGTTAAAATCCGTCGCCCTGACCCAGAACGAACGGCGCGCAACCCAGATACCGTTTTCGACGGGGTTATCCTGCCCTAAAAGCAGAACACGCATCCCTTCTGTGGTAGTGATCGTCCGCTCATCCGTTGGCGTTTTTGGACGTAATAGTCTGCTCGCCAAAACGGGTGATATCATAATCAGCTGAAATATAGACCGGTGGCTTTACAGCAACACTCGTGGTCAGTCCATAAAGACGGTCTTGAGGAGTCGCGGGCATTTACTTTTCTCCGGACGTGAATAATCCCCGCAGGGCAAGGCCTGCGGTATGTGCAACGAAAGCCCGGTGCTTGCACGGGCTGGATTTTAGAGATAAAAAAACCCGCATTCGCGGGCTTGTTTGTTTATGAATCTTGAACTAACTTTTCATGCTATCAGCTGATAGCCACACTACACACAAGGTATTAAACTGAAAAAAGCATTTGCAGTGCTGTTTGTTCTGCTTTCTCTGGGATCGGTAACACAAGCCTA